AGCCGCTTGCAGTTTCGTCCGCAGCGTCCTGCTTACCGAATACCACGTTGTCGAATGCGCCCGCTTTTGCCCGGCGGCTGCTTCCGGGTCTGCTGTTGGTTTCAGCCTTTGGTAATGCGCTCTCTGCCGCCTGTGCGGAGCCTTCGCCAGCGCTTGCGCCACCGGCTGCAGCACCACCTGCCGCACCGTTAAACAGGTTCAGGTCAACTTTGAGCAGTTTGTAGTTATGCATGGTTTCCATGCTCCTTTCTCACGGTCTTTTCCCGAGAGTCAATCGGCAAGTCCGATAGTCTGTATTTCCATATGGTCCTTGTAGCTGTCTTCCATCTGCAAGAGACCAATGATAGTAACTTCAAATGCGGTTGCGGTTCTCTCTCCACCTTCGCAGTAGAGCCGCAAACTGCCGCTGCGCACATCGCTGTCGCAGCACTCTAAATCCTCGCTGTTGTTCTCCAGCCATCCAAGCAACGAACACACGATAGCCGAGGCACCGGCACAAACAATGTCTGCACCGTGCCCGGCGTAATCGGCGTGTCCCTCCATCGTTAAGGTGTGGCTGTCACCTTCCCGACGGTACATGATCCGGATCATACCTGCGATTCTCCGCTGTTCATGTCAGGCTTTGCACGAGCAGCCAATCTCTCGCCATAAGCGGTCATATTAGCCGTCTGTGCGTCCTTCTGCGCCTTGCCCATGCTGCTCTCCCCTCCCTTTGCAGGAAGAGGGCTTGCAGGGGCTTGTACGCCGTTCTGCGCAATGCCTACCACATCCTGACCGGTGAGCTGATAGACGATCATGCCGAGCTTGTTCATCTGCTCCTGCATCATCATGAGCTGGTTGAGCATGGTCTGGCCCTGCTGTACTCTGTCGCGTACCGCTTCGATGCCATCAAACTCCATCAGCTCAAGAGCGCCAAGGCTCTGGTCTGCCATCTGGGGATTGAAGAAGCCCATGCCATACAGCTCCTTGGCAAGCTCATTCTGTGCCATCTTGCTGTAGGGGCTGCGCTTCTGTGCTTTGACTACCACATCAAAGACAGGCTTGCGGCTTGCCTCAACGTAGCCGGGCTCAAGCTCCTGTCCGGGATAGGCAGGAGGAATGGGCTGGGGCTGCATATTGGCGTTGGAGAACTGGATGTATTCGTTCTGCCCTCTATCACCGGTGATACGGAAGGTGCGCATCTCGTCATAAAACTGACGAATGAGCTCTATGGCGAGATAGCATTCTTGCGTATAACTGCGATAGGAAGCAGCGATCATGTCTCGGCTGGTCTTGTTGCCGGCCTCCTGCAGAGCGGCAATAGCTGCGGCAGCAGTAACGCCGCCGGAGGAACTGCCCTGACTGACATCGCGGTTGGAGGAAGTCTCCTTCAGCTCGTCGATCTTCATCTGCAGGACATTGAGAACATTGCCGCCCACCTGCTGTACCTCAATGGGCTGGATGTTGTTCACATCACCCTCGTACTCAACAATAGGCTCGCTCCAATCGAGGAACTGGTCCTTGTTGATGGCGGCATTCTTCTTCATGAAGTAGCGCACCTTGGCGCTCATCATGGTGTTCTCAAGGATCACCTGACTCATCTTGTCAATGTAGAGCTGGGGGCTCTTCATGATGGCAATGTAGCCAAAGCCGGTAGGTGTGCCCTCTTCGGGGAAGAGAACATCAAACTCCACAGGATACTTTCCGTGGGCGTAGAAGCCGTCCTGTGCGTACTGGGGCTCGTTCTCGGATGCGAAGAGTACCTCGTTGCCAACGAACTTGCACAGATGCAGGATGGTTCTACCCTCGGGAGTACGCTTCTTGTAGTACCAGTCAACGATCAGGCTCTTGTCGGTCACATCCACGGTATCGTCGTGGACATACTGTTTGACATCGATGATCTGACCACCCAGCTTACCCTTGAGCTGGGGGTATTCCATCTCCAGCAGGTCGTTGTCCTTCAGGCTCACCACAAACAGGTTGCGGCTGGTCTGCAGGTCTGTGATGCCGGGCTCCCAGAAGATGTTGAGGATGTCCATGAAGTGGATGTCCACATCACCGAGGCCGTCCTCTCTGTCCTGATTCCAGAACACACCCTTTGCAGCCACACCGTGCTTGAGCTTGTACCATGCAGCCTGTGAGTAGGTCTGCTCATACTCGTTACGCTCAAACACCACAGGAAGGATGGCAGACAGGGTATCCGCATCAGCCTCATCCATCCGCTCACGGGGCAGGACATTAGGCTCGGGATAGTTGTCCATGATGTCGGCGTGCTTGTTTGCGATGGAGTTAAACAGCCACGCGGAAGTAGGTTCGGGTCTTGCTTCCTCGTCCTTGAGCTGTTTCTTGCCACGGATGATGTCCCAATGGCGCAGCTTCCACCAGCGCTCTTCCTCTACAATGCGGCTCTCAAGGTTCTGCTTGCCGTCCTTGTATTCCTTCAGCGTGGCGATGGCCTTCTCAATGGTCTTGCGATCGATGGGCTGCTCCATAGTAGCTTCAGGCAGCACCTCGCCGTCTGTAGGCTCATCCTTGGGTCTCATGCCCAGCTTCTGCATAGCGGCAGGCAGATAGTCCATAAGGGTCTTGCCTGCCTTGTTGGGCATATTGGGGTCAATAGGCATTAGTCTCTCGCCCTCCTAACTTTGTCAAATCGCCGGAAATGATAAAGTTACCGGCGTAAACGACAATATTGCTTTATCAAAAGTGGCGGTTCTAAAAACAGCGCCGGTGCAGGCACCAGCCTCTTGGAAACTCCCCGCCGTGTTTTGTTCAGTGGAGCAACCGCAGGGAGTTGAACCCTGAACCTGCCGATTAAAAGTCGGCTGCTCTTCCTATTGAGCTACGGCAGCTTATATGCCGGCTTGGACGCATCCTCGCCGGCAGGCCAAGGCCCAAAAACACAAGACCGCAATTCTTAATACTTTCGATAGAACGCATATCTGTCCCGCTTCGGCTCGTCATCGTCCAGCGGGTTATAGACATACGGCTTGTTCTCTCTAATCGGCTTTGGCTTCATGGGGTTAGCCATACAAAGGTATCTGCAGGCATCCGCGATATGATCCTCCTGCTTGGTGTTGATGTCCTCGGGCTTGTGCTCGTCATACATCAGCAGAGGGATAGTGCGGATGAAGCCCTTGCAGGTAGAGAATATGTACATCATCGGTATGCCGTTCTCGTCGAACTGCAATCGGTAGTGCATCTGCATCCATCCCGGGATACGCTTGTGGTCTCCCGGTTCAAAGTACACGCCGTACTTCTCTGCCGTCTCTGCAATGCTCACGCCGTGGCTGGCATCCCAGATAGCCGGGTCTGCCACGCCTTGAATGTGCTTGTCCTTTAGCCACGGATGCTCCGTCTCGATGCGCTTGATCTCCTTGAAAATCTCATCCGGGGACCATTTCACGCCGGTGTCAGGCTCGTTCTTCACGCAGCCATACAGCTCAAGGATGTTGTATAGCCGTCCATCGAAATCCACACAGAACCAACAGCACGCAAAAGGTTTGCTATAGCCGAAATCAAAACATCGCCACACATGCCACGACTTTGGCGGGTCGAATGGCTCGATAACGTGTGTCCACTCTCTGTCCTCATAATGGGCAGGATCGTTGCGGAACTCTTCGAACACCTGACCCTCATACACATCCCACTCGCCGTATAGGTGAGCTCTCCGCTTGTGCTCCGGCAGAGCCTCAAGCATCTTGATGTAGTCGGGGTTGGCTTCCATCAGCACCTTGTTGTCGTGTACCGTGGCTTGGATGAACACATAGTCATCGGGATCTTCACCGTCCTTGAAGTTGCGGTCGATGAAGATGCGCTTGATATACTCATGTCCCACGCCGCCGGGGTTCATGGTGTAGTACACTCTCGGCTTGAAGTCTTTGCGTGTGGTACGAAGGGATGTACAGATGAATGTGATCCATTCTTCCGGGAACTGCGTAGCCTCCTCAAAGATGATGGCATCGAACTCCTGCCCTTGATACTGGAGCAGGTCACCCTCGTTATCGCAGTAGCCCATCATGAAGCGGCTGCCATTGGGAAACAGAAAAGCTCGCTGATCGCTGTTGTATTTGGCATAGCCGTACAACTCGCTCATCAGCGGGATGATATGGTTGTTTCTCAATTCCGGCATCGTTCTACGCAACAGAATCACCTTGAGCCCCTCATAGCGCATACAGAGCATGACGCCCTTGCGCCGACCAGCCCAGCTTTTGCCGCCTCCTCGGGACCCGCCATATCCAATGTGCTTGGCATCCGCCTTGAAGAACTCCACCTGCTTTGGGTTGGGAGCTTCTTCCCGGAGATGCTTGAAGATCAATGGCTCCATTCGTCCAGCGCTCCCTTGAACTCAATAACCGTTGTGCCGCTGTTATCCAGCTTGCCGTCAAGGTCGATAGCCTGCGGAGCTTTGCCGTATACGGCCTCAAAGAAGAACTTCTCGATATCAGCCTTAATCTTGACAGGCGTGTCAGGATCATCCGCAATGGCTCGCAGCTTCTCTGGTGCCTGCTTCGCATACAGCTCAAGCTCGGGTGGCTTCTTGGGTCTGCCACCGGGGTTTGCATTGTTGCCTTTGCCGAATCGACCCTTGGCATCTCTGTTACCGTTATCCGCCCGATTCTGCGGTTCTTTTTCCATCGCTTCCGCCTCCTTTCAGCACTTCTCTGCATATCACATTAGGGGATAATCACAAAAAAATTCCCCTTTTAAGGGGAGTTATCACAATTTTCTTATTTTTTCGTTTGCCCTATTGACTATCTATATCCCGTGGGTTATACTAATGGTGAGGAACATAATGCCAAAACAAAAAAGGAGAATCGCCATGAAAGAATTCACTTACACTATCTCTGGCAACTATGTCACCATGCAGAGCTCCGCTCTTCCCGGCATCCGCTATCGCGTTGAGATCTATCGCCAGCCGGAGATTGGGCAAAAGTACACGGTAGTTTACTTCTGCGACTACGGCAACGCCGAAGGTCAGAACTACGAAGTCGAAGTTACCGCAGACAACATCGCGGAAGTCACCTACCGCATGAACGATCCAAAGAACGACATCACCGAGTACGTTCTCGTTGAGCAGTAAGGAGGGCGCACATGACAAGCGAAGCACAGCGCAGGGCTATCCAGAACTACAAGCAGAAGGTCAAGCGCCTCACTCTTGACTTCTCCCCTGCCGAGGCTGACCTGTGGGAGCACATCCAGCAGCAGGAGAAGAAACAAACCTACATCAAAAACTTAATCCGCGCAGACATGAAAAAAGACCGGGGGTAGTCCCCGGTCTCTTTCTTATTTCCGATCCATCTTTGCTCCGCAATGGGGGCAGTAGTTAAACCAAGTGACGCATTCGGCTCCTATGGCTTGCCCGCACTTGCTACAGCAAAAATAATCCTCTTCCTTTACCCACTTGCCGTGGACAACCACTTCGTATTCAATCATTTGCCGTTGCCTCCAAATCCATCTTCGCTCCGCAGTTGGGGCAGTAGCTATATAAGTTCTCTTCCGGCACACCCTCAATGAAGCAGAACGATTCACCGCAAGCGGAACAATCATAGTAGGTATTAAAATTGAAGTCATCTAGCTCTAACCACCGCCCATGCACCACAGGGGCTACATCTGCGGCAGGGATTTTATCAAGCAAATCTGCCGCCGCATACGCATAGTCATCTGCAAGCCATCGCTTTGCCGCTTCTCGCTCGATATAATCAGCCATTGCCGTCACCGTCCTTTTCTACTCCCTCCAACCATCTGCGGAGATGGTAAGCGCAGGAACAACACAGTTCGTATTCTTTGTCAACGATGTCATTCTTCATCTTCCGCATTCCTGCATATGTCACAGCGTTAAACGGATTGATTTCAGCACCACATCGGTCGCAGATTCTTTTAGTTGCCATTGCCGTCACCTGCCCTTCTGTTCCACACCTTGATTGCCTCTTCCTTGCTTCTGTAGAACGCCGTCTTCGGTTTGACGAGGCACTCCGAGCAGCCCACCGTGTAATAGACGATTGCCAGACTCCCCACGATGTGCTGCGCGACCCTCGTCGGCTTATGTCCGCAAAACGGACACGGTTTCAATTCAGCCATTATTCCCTCCCTGTCAAATAGTCCAATGATACTTCGAAGTAGTCAGCCAGCAACAGCAGCGAGGACAGGGTCGGCTCTGCCTCTCCTCTCTCATATCTCCTGATTGCATCCGGTGGTAGTCCGCACAACTCGCTCGTCACCTTGCGGCTACGCACCGGTCGTTTGCTCTCCCGGAGCTGCTGCAGCCGTTCTGCAAATGTCTCCACCGGCCCCGCTCCTCTTTATTCGTATTTCCCTCGCATGGGGAAGCACTCGTTAAACGATTCTCTGGCGAAGGTAAAGCGTACCGTGTAGTACAGCCGCTTGGGATGGATGTAGATCACCGTGCCCCACGCATTCTCCTGTCGCTCTCTGGTCTGCAAGTAGTCGTCTGCGATCCACCACACCCGCTTCTTGATTCTGTCCCCAAGCTGGATGTCTCGTCTTACGGGAAACTCTCCGCCGTAAATGTACTTGGTGCTTGAGTGGCGTCCTTCTTTATCCTTTTTCTTTTTGCCCATGTCTCTCCTCCCAAGGGATAAACAGCTCGTCGCCAACGATGCTTCGGATGCGCTCGTCGATTTTGGTCTTTGCATACACGAAGTCGGGATCATCGATCTGGTCATCTCGCATCATGTGCGCCATATCGTTCATCGCCTCGATATATGCCGCGCAGAAGTCTCTCGCTCTCTTGGGGCCCAGCTGCAGCGTCTCGTTGGCTGCGATGATCGCCGCATCCTGTCCCATCTGGAGCAGCATATCCATCTTCCTCTGGAACAGGGCGTTATACTTCTGCTCCGCTGCCGCGTAGATCTTCGTCAGCATTGCGTTTTTAGCCATAGTCTCTCTCACTTTCTTTTGTCCGGCACATATTCCGGGCAGTCTTTCACAAAATAGCTCTCCGTGGTGACCTTGCTTACTCTGTCCCAAACTCTGACATCCCTGCGCACCGCCGTCCAGCCCTCAACGGGCTTGAACTCTCTTGACCAAGAGCAGCCACAAACGGCCTTGTCGCAGCTCCAGCATAGCGTGCCCTCCTGCGGCTGTTCGGCCTGCCAGATGTGTCCCCTGACGAGTGCGTCCTTGCTTTTTTGCACCCACATCTTTACGGTCCACTTGCTCACGCCCTCGGCCTTTGCAGCGTCGTCATAGGTATCATAGACGGCGACAACATCACCCCACGCATCGCGCTTTATCACACTTTTTTGTAGTGTATTCGTCATCGTTCACCTTCTGCGTCTCTTGTCCCGCA